AGATCCTGATGTACCAGAAGATCCATTTGTTGGTGCAGTTCCAGTTTGAATTTTAATTATATTATTCTCAACTACTAAATAACCTGTAGCTGTTGTAGTAGTGTTAGGAAGCTCAGTAAATACAATATTATTACTTCCACTATAATATAATGTTCCTGTTGTTAAACTATCTGAATCAGAAAATACAGGTATATAACCACTAATACCCGATCCATCAATAACTTTTTTACCACTCAATGGCGATAAATTTATAGCTTGATTAATATATCCAGAAGTGATATATAAAGTATCAGAAAACTCTGAAACCACTTCATCAGCATTTATTGCGCGTACTTTTACAAAATAATTTGTATCTTCTTTGACTGAAAATATAAAAGATGGGTCTATTGTTGAATATACAAAATCAGCAAAACCTGTTATTCTTTTAGCTATTTGTATTCCTGTTACTGTATCATTTAAATCATTGAAACCACTTGTATTTGGAGTAAAAACTGGCAAATATCTTTCGTTTGAATATGTACCTGTGTAGATATTACCACTATAATAACCGCCAGAAGGCAAAAATTGAAATATATTATTTCCAGTATAGTCGTAGCATAAGAAAATTTCTGAAGAGTCAGAAACACCGGATGCTATTCTTATTTCGCTTATATAATTTATACCAGTTGTGTATTGATCGTATACTCCAGTTGGTAATGAACCAAAATTATTTACGAAAACTGTATGATCTGTCCATTGTATTCCAGAAACTCCATAATTTTGAAAAATTGTTCCTGAGGATGAAATACCTGTTCCAGTTCCATTTGAAATTGAAGTTATTTTATCAAGAGATCTATTTTGTAAAAAATAGTCGTATTTATTAGAATTAACACCACTTTCTTCTACCAAAATATGAAAAGAGCAATCTTGAGATTCTGATATAGAGTCCCATTTAATAAAAGCATTTAATTCTAATTCTTTTGATGTTTTTGAGAAATTATTAAAAACGCAACCTGTAACATTACTTATAACTGTCGGTAAAAATATTTCAGAATAAGATGGATTTTTTATTCCAGAAGATACCGTTTTTACCCCGCTAGTATAATAAGTATATGGGACTAAATGTATATAATAAGGTAATCTTAATGCATTATCAGTTAATTGTCCTTGTCCTAGCTTAGTTAAATCTGGAATATAAATAGTTTCAAGAGATGGAGCATTATAATTTGTATAATATAAATAGTCAGTTGTTGTTGCGTCGAAAACAATTCCTGTTGTTACAAAAACATCAACAGATTCTATTACTCTTTTATCTGTATAATCTAATGTTAATTTTGTTTCATTAGTTATGTCATAGCCACTTATCTGAACAGCAGCAGAACCAAAATTTACAATAGCAGATCCAGTACTTCTATTGCCTTGAAAATCTTGACTTACAACATCAATAAAAAATTGATTTAAACTTACTGCATTTTGAGAACCAGTTTTTGCAGCAAAAATTTCAAAAATCTGAGAAGCAGAAATAGAATAATTTGTATTATTAAAAGCGTTATTGTCGGTAAAAATCAAATTTCTATTTATATCATAGAAATTAACATAAAAACCAGAAAAACCCGCATCACTAACAAAATTGGTTATGATGTCTTTAGTTACTGGTCTTTCAACAGTCCATAATAAATTTATATCTTTCTCCGCTAATAAACCGCTTACAAATGGTGTTTCTGGATCAATTCCAAAGGAATCTGGAGAAAAATTATTATTTTTAGAAGAAAAAGCTCCATTCAACGATAGATCAATGCTTTTAATTTGAAAAGCTTGACCATAATCAATTCCTGTATTGCTTATAAATGCCATATTCTATTTTACACATTAATTAAACGCATGTTTGAATCAAAAGCGTATAAATCAATATCAAAAGAGATTCCGCTATTACTTTGTAGACTTGTGTTTTCTCCAAGAAAAACAGTTACTTTAGATGGATCATTTTTAAATTTCTTGAATTTAAGAACTTTACCATCTTTTATTATTGTACAATAAAGACCATGAACATAAGGAGATTTCTCTAAAACAGAGAATAGGGAAATAAAGTTTATTTCAATACTTAAATAATTAGCTATATTAAAAGAATCTGTTAAAACTTCAGTTTCAATATTAAAAGAATAATCAAAAATAGTATTGTTAGCTTGAACATAAGAAAGCGCAGTTTGTTTAATATTACTACTTATAACAGAATCTGAAAATGCTGGACGAATATAATCGTCAGTTGCAAAAACTATTTGTTTCTTGTTATATTGATTTTCATCGATATATTCATTTTTATCAACAACTTCAAATTTCTCTGGATTATATTTTAAAGCTGTTATACCATAATCATTAGTCGAAGATTCATTTATACCTATAATACGGTATAAATCTTCTTGTTCCGCATTGTTCTCTAAATATATAGAGAAATTAGCATCTGCTCTTAAATTAGAAAAAGAACCATATGCTGGTAACGGATATCTAGAAAAGTTTACTTCTGTAATTCTAGTGAACTGTGTATTGAAAGCCGCTACCGCTAAGAATGGATTACCTTTAGTTCTATTGATTGGATCTATTAATTGTTTTCCATTTAAATAAAAAACTATCTTACTTCCATCATATGAGATTGATAAAAGATCTGATGAAGTTATGGTTTTATTAAAATTAAAAGGAGAACTAAATGGATAATCATTACCAATTATTCCTAATAAATTACCGCTATTTATATAAAAACCATACTCTATATCTGTATAATCATCTGTTAATATATTTTTAGAAGACAAACCACAAATAAATATAGACGATGGATACTCAACTTTAAAAGATAACAAACAATTTTCTTCATAACTTTGTTTTGTAAAAGCTTTCTTATCCCAAGCTGCTGCCGAAATAAAATCAGAAGATAAAGTTCTACCGTTATTTGTAGAAATCGTTTTATTTTTTATATTCCAACTAAAATAATCATATGGTAATAAAGTCAATCTTAAATCAGAATTACTTGCTTCAAAAATTGAAAGCGTACTTTCTATATTTTCGTCTCCAACTATAGATAATACTTTGATTCTCTTTCCTAAAACATCATTCTTCATTTCTCTATCGATATATGCATAATTATTTTTAAAATCTAAAGATGTTATCTTACCAAATTCTAATTTGGAATTTTTTAAATTATCAGCTACTCTAATAATATCTCCAATTTTTAATAAAGTAGCTTCTATACCAGTAGAAAAAGTTACTGTTTGAGATTCTAGTTTGCCAGTTGTTAAAAACCACTTGCCAATACGTTCTGCTTGATATTTTGAAGTGATACCGAAACCAAGGATTTCTTTTTCAATAATACCATATTTTTTTATTAGATTAGCGTCTTCAATATAAGTAACTTTATCTTTGAAGTTATCTTTTTTATCTAAATATGATACCTTTGCTACTGAAAAAGATGATTCTAGATTAGAAGAAGTGTAATTAAAAAAGCCATCTTTAACATTAGAATTTGTAAACACATAAGAAGTTGGTTTTTTTACATCTGAATTTAGATTCAACAGTCCATTTTTAAAATAAAATATACCTCTAAATACAGATGATAAATCCGTTAATATTTTTAAACCTTCTGTTGCATCGTTAATATATATATTTGCTGAGAATCTTGGCTCAAGAAAATCGTCATAATCAGGATGCTTTGCTACGCATTTTCCTGAAGCTACTTTTAAAGAACTATCAAAAATCTTTTTATTTCTGAAAGATACTGAAACTGACTCGGAACTTGAATTAAATTCATTATTTACTGGATTAGATATATTTCCTAAATAAGAAATAGCATAGTTTTTTGCGTTATCTTCCGTATTTAAGATAGATGGATTTCCAGAAATATATTGTTTTAAAGAATTATAAAATCTACCAGATATATCTGATTCAATAAATTTTCTGACTCCAAAATCATTACATAATTTTATTTTAACATCATTACCATTTTTAGTAACTGAAAGAATTATCTTTTTAAAGTTAATGTTAATATTTTCATTCAATTCATTTTTTATATCATATAAGTATATTATACTTTTTTCTGGATACCTGCTTCTTAAAACATTTATATCTTCTACAGAAACAAAAGAAATAGTATTATAATCTGTTTGATTTGTTGATAAATTATTGTTAAAGGTAAAAACATCTTCTTTGTATTTTGTTGCTGCATTTGTTACTACTAATTCATCACAATACTTAGATATTTTATATAATTCCCATTTATTTAAGTCATTTTCTGACATTGCAGATTTAGCAAGCCCATAACGCCCATTCACACATAAATCATAAAAAATCCAAGCTGGATTATCTGTCCATCTTAATAATTTACTAAAATCGCCACTCCAGTCACCATCATACTCTCTAACATCTGGATCATAATTATTTGGAACTTTAACTTTCAACAATTTGCAATCAAAACTTCTAACTGGAATATTTGTAAAATGTTTTGCACTGACTATATTTTGACAAACTACTGAATAAGGGTAAGAAAATGCATAATCAACTTTTTCAACTACAGAGTCGATTGAAAAACTACGAGAATTATTAGTAGCTGTTCTATTTTTTTCTCCAAAAGCTGTTATTCTCTTTTCAACGCTATATACATTAATTAAATATTCTGGTGGATTAGATGATAAATTAGCTGCTCTATTAAATTTAATTTGAATTGGTATTACTACAGGATTACCTTTTGCTACAAAATACGCTTGAAAATAAAAATAATTAGTTACCCTTTCTGTTAAATTGGTAACGCAAAGTACAAATCTAATATTATTACCATACGTATCACCTTTACCGCCAATATAAAAACAAGAATCAATTTTAACATTAACAGTTGCACTTGTTATATATTTATTTTTTACATAATGCGAAAAATTACGAGCTTTATTTTTAAGAAAGATTAGATTTTGATATAAAGTATTTGTTGTTGAATTTGTAAACTGTTCACCAATATATTTTTGAGATAAAGCATTAAAACTAGCTATTCCAGGATCTTGATCTAAATCATAAACTCTTGAATCATAAGTATAAACAGAGCTTGAAATATCATTAAAATTATTGACTTCATTACCCAAAGATAAAGTAAAATTTGCAGCAGTAAGATTTAATAGATTAGTTTTTTTATCTTTTACTGATATATCATTAAAATAAACACCATAAGCTAAAGAAGAACTCCTATCTTTAACTGAAGAGTCTAAATTTATATAATTAAGAGTATTACCATCTTGATCAACAAGACCTTCTATTGGGCCTTCACATAATAAATCATTGCTTTTATAAAAAGATTCTGTATCTAAAGTTGCATTAGCCGCTGGAAATTCTGATGCTAAAGTTAAAGTATTAATTAACTCATTTTCTATATATATATTAACAGTATTAGTCGGAACTGAACTAGTAGAAACAAAAGAATTATTTGATTGTAAGTTAGGATCTGAATTAGAATTTCCTTGTTGAACTACTGTTGAAGATCCAATTGTAGAAGAATATTCTCCTAAATTCTCTCTTTCCATGTCTTCTAATAACCTAACTGGTCTATAATCAGTAGCGCCCATATATTAATTATTATTAATTTTATTTGTTAAATTTACATCATTAGCTATAAGGATACTACCAATTTTTAACCTTCCATATCCAATTGGAATAGCAACATTTCTTTTAGTAACATTTTCATATCCAGAAAACAATCTAGAATTATTTTTTATATCTTTTGGTGCTTTTGGAGTCATTAAAGAAGTTACCAACATTTGAATTCCTGTAGCTATGGCTATCAATAATAATCCAATCAAAATACTTATTGGTTCAATTCCAGAGAGAATAATAGGAACAATCTCAACTTTCGAATCTTTTTTTAATATTGGAGAGTTTAAATATTCATGAGGAACTGGCTTATCATCGACGTATATGATAAAATGAGTTAAATATTCTTGAAAATTACCTAATGCTTCTAGCAATTTACCAGAATTAGCTTCTATAGCTTCAAAAATCTCAGAAATGGTTTTTACATTTAAATTCCATTCTGTTTTGACATATTCTTCAAAAATGCCATGTAATTTAACATTGACCATATATTATAGTATTTTACACTTCTTTTCTTTAAATATTTTATTGGAAACATCATATATAATCATATCTAAATTATGATATTTTTGATAAAACAAATCTGTTTCAGAAAAATCTGAACCAATAGGATGACTATGAAAATAGTATAATATCTTATAGCTATTTTTTATAAATAAATAATCTTTAGGTGAAACTAAAGCATATTTCTCTTTTTCTGGATGTTTATTATCAACTTTAATAAAACTAACTTTATCATTTTTTTCAACAATAAATCCACACACCTCTTCTGTTGGATTTTTATCTGAATAATTTTTCAATTCATTGTATATTTCATGTTTTAGTTTCATTATTATAAGGAAATGTAGCAGGGAATGCTCCAAATGGTAAATATGGTTTATCTTTTGTTAATGATATATTATTTGCAAATCTTAACATACAACCACGCAAGGTACGAGAACATTTATCTTGTTTCCAAACATCAGTATTATTCAAAGGATTTTTATTGGTATTGCTTTCAATACATACAAAATAATTTTTTGGTTTATTAAGTGAAACTAAAATAGCCTCATTATTCTCTAAATTTGTATCTGATATAGCATCTAAATACACAAAATCTCCAGCGACATACGATGTTGTTGACAGCCATTCTCCTTTATAAGTAAGAGAAGTTAAATTATAACTTCCATTATAAGGTAGGTTATACAAATCTCCAGAATTAGTATCATTAGCTTTTTTTACAAAAACTTTATCATTATCGTCTGCAACAGGTACTCCTAAATAACTATTAAATCCACCACCTACTGTTACAGGCAATGTTGGACCAGAATAATTCTTATTATTGCCATAATTGCAACCATAACATCTATAATTCCAAGAACAAGTATCATTTGTTATTTTTCTAGCTGGGATAGATAATGTTTGGATATCTATTTTTGTAACAAGCTCCAATTCAACAAGATTTAAGTTTTCAGCAACCTTAGCATTTATAATAAATTTATCGAATGCAATATAAGTATTAAAGTTAGATATTCCATATGGATTAATTCCATTTTCAAAATTTTTAGCATCCAAATCTCTTGCAAGAATTTTTTTTCTATTACAATTTTTTCCTATAAGATCGTTTCGATCTTGCATTATTTTAGAAAAATAATTGTTTATATTTCCTATTTGTAATTTAGGTCTGCTTTGTCTTCCATCTGAATTTGTTTCATACGACGAAAATTCGCAAGGTATAAATATATATTCTTTACCTTGAAAGTATAAATTCTTGTCGAAGTTCTTAGAACCATGAAATCTTAAATACCCTTCATTTGCATCTAATTCAATTTCAAACAAATCTATAATTACATAATTATTAAGTTTAAATAAAGTATTCATTAAATTGAAGATATTTTTCCTGCTAAATTAAAAACGTTTGGCATTTTAATCTGGCTCGAAATAGTTAAATACTGATTTGCTGTTTCACCTGTAAAAAGTTTTATATAACTTTGTAATAGACTATTATTTACTTTTCTATTTTCATCATCAAATAAAACTCTATTATATAATAAAATATCAAAAAAGCTTGTAGTCATTGACGAATCACTATTTTCTAATCTGAAAGTCGTATTTAAGATAGAAGACAAAAAGTTCGTTAAATTTCTATTTTGCTGTGGTGTATTAAAATTCAAATCATAAAACGTATGCAATTCTCCATTGACGTAAATTGAATATGTTGTATCATTCCTTTTTATGTTTAAAATAAAAGGATAAATTGACAAAGAAGGATTTAAACACTTAGATATTTGATAATAAGAATTAGACGCATTCGCATTGAACAAGAAAAAATTATTACCACTATTTTCTATTTTATAGTTATACAATAAAGAAGTAAAGAAGTTAAATACATTAGGCTCTTTTGAATATGTATTGAAGAAATTTGGTAAGAAATCTCTATAATTAACTTGATTAGTGCTAATATTTTCTGAATTTGCATACCAATTTATCATGCTAAAAGCTTTTGGAGTTGTAAAAGTGCCACCAAAACAACCTACAATAAATAAATCAAAATTTTTACATGTTTCTGAAGCTAAAGATATTGTTCCAGCTAATTTCTCATTAGAGAATGTTAAAGCTTTATAACCTGTAGAATTAAAATCACTTGCGTATGTAATACTACCAGATCCAGAAACCGTATCTAAAGTAAAAATTGTGCTTGCATATATATTTTTAGCGGTCCATGATGGAGTATTAGTGATATCAGCGTTAGATAATCTAAACAAATAATCAGAAGGGATATCAGCATTATAAAAAGAATATCTTAATGAAGAGTTAGAATATTTTTTTACTATATTTCCTGCTGTAGATAAAGATCCTGGCATTCTAATAAAAGCAGCATTAAATGGATCTTTATAATTAGGATAAAATTGATTTGCCACATCAAAAATTTGAGTTGGCGGATAAAAATTACCATTACTTTTATTAGGAGCATTACTTCCTATATTTATAGTATTCAAATAGTATCCACCTGATCCATCTTCTCCATAACCAGCATTACTTGAAAAAATACTTGCCGCTAATGTAGTTTGATATCTATCAGTATTATTTTGCCTTGCTGCTTGAGCATCTCCATAAAATATATTATATTTAGTATTTTGTCCAAATTTGTTATATCCTCCATTTAAAGGATAAGCAACATCTTTTATAATATTGTCTGAACTAACGCCGTAATATGCAATAGGACCACTAAAATAAACTATTCCAGCTTTATTACCACCACCTCCAGCAGCTATAAAACTATTTTTTTCTGAATATATGTTATAAATGAAATCTGTTTTACCATCTTGAGTTTTAGCATTGAAGTTAAAAACATTACCGCCAGATTTTGAATCACTAAGAACTGGATTTTCTTTTTGATATTCGTTAGTTGTATTATTAATAATCTTAATTACATAATCTGAAACATTTTTATAATCATATAAATCTGATGTTATAATGTCGCCACCTTTTCCAATATTACCAACTATTCTACAATTATAAGGAACATATAAATTTATAAATGTTCCATTTGCATCCCCACTAAAATTTTGTAAAATCTGATTATTAAGATTTACAGCATAATTGTTTTCGTCAGACGAAGAAAAAGTCGATTGATTTGGAAAATAAACATTAATTCCAGAATAGAAAACTAAATTATTTGAATTATTATTGGCTTCTAGAATTTTTGTATTTAAATTGAAATTAGTATAATTACCATTTTGAACATACACATTCAAAGCTTTTTTATCAAATCTAATATTTAAATTAGTGCCAGAATTTCCATTAATAACCTCATCTGATAATTGTTCACTTATAGACTCTATACCAGTAGCATAAATACTTATACCTGTATTATTAGTGCTATATGTATAAATTCTTGCATAATAATCTGTTTCTAAAGCTAAAGTTGGAAAGTCTTTTGTAGAAACATTAACAATGTTTTCTAATTCTGGATATCCATAATAAGTAGCGAATCGAGGATTATCAGTAGTATTTTGAGCTTTTGTTATGCCAGTCGTAAATACAGTAGTTGTATTAAAATTGGTGCTTGTAGCAATATCCAATCGATACCCAGTAAAATAATAATTTTTTAAAGTTCCAGTTCCAGTCGGTGGATACCAAATAAAATCATAATTTATTCCATTTATTATATCATAATTCTTTAAAGCTACAAATCGACGAACTGCTCCAGCAGTGTTGCTTATTATTCTAGACCCAGTTATTTCAAGAGTGATTAAACCGCTTGGATCAACAGAACCGTCCTCAACTGACTGACCAAAAATACTTATTTCAGTCGTTTCATCGCCAGTTGATGCAGTTATTTGTGGCTTATATAAAATATCAAATTTTCCTGTTGATCCATTGTTTACGATAAATTCATCACTAGAAATACCAAAAATATCTGTATTATTCTCGACTGTTATCTTGTATTCTACATCTGAATTACCACTATTATATATTATTACTGGATAACTTGATCCAAAACCAGTTAAACATTCTCCAATATGCTTGCCAGTTGTGTTTACATATATCATAGTTGTATTAATGTATTGAAAAATATATCAGATTCAGTTAAGCCTTTAAACTCTATGAATTTTATTGATATGTCGTGATTATCTTTAAATTTATAAGTGTGATTCCATTCTGGAGAATAAACATTTATTAATTTATTATAAGGTGTTGGCAAAGTCATTTCAAAAATTTTAAAGCCACCATTGACATCTAAAAATTTTAATATTGCCTGAGCTTCTTTGTCCGATCTGTTAGTTAAGTTATAATTAAATTCTAAACTAGTTTTATTTATTCCATAGTTTTCGAAAGCAGGAGCCGAAGAATCAAACTCTGTTTTTATGAACTTAGGAGACACTGGAATTTCGAAATCAAGATCTGGTTGAAAATAAAACGATCTTGTAAATAAAGAGTTGTTTCCAGTTGGTCTTTGATCATGAGTTGGAATTATATTATCTGATCCAGTATACCAGTAGTAACCCTTTTCACTTTCTGTGTTTGTATTATAATAAACAACATCATTTTTAAAATACGCTTTATTTTCATCAAAAAAAGAAGTAACGTCTTTTCCAGTTACTTGATAGCCTCTATAATCTAAGCTTGAATCATATGCAGCCACACATTTTATAGAAATTCTATTTAAATTAGCTTCAACTGAGTTGTATTGCAAATCAGAAAAATAGATTTTAGAATTATTTTTATATGGATAAAACAAATCAATTGACACATTCTCATAGGAATCAACAATTGTTTTTGGAGTATATTCAAAAGTATTTTGAAAGAATCCAATCAAACATTTTGCTTGAACATCTGTGAGACCATCATAATTTAAATTAAATTCTGTATTTAAATTATTGATATTAGGAATTACATTTGTGAAATAATTATCACCATAATCTACTCTTGCAGCTTTCGTGGAAAAATTAGCTGAACAGCCATATGTTTTGTTGAAAACTGAATCAATATTTTTAGTTAAAAACTCAGAACCTGTTATGTTTATTGGCGAATATCTATAATCAGACGCTGTAAAATTAGAATTACTGATATACAAACCATCATCATTAGTAAAATGCTTTTCAAATAAATATTTTTCTACAGCTAGAATATCATTATCAGTAGGAACTTTGGCGAAACCTAAAATTTCATAATAAGAAATATTTGATGCATTATAATTATATATAGCATTCTGAGAAGGATGTGAATTTGCAGACGCACCAATCATCAAACCACTACATCCAGAATGAAAGTAACTACTGGTTGTATTTAATAGCTCATAACCATTATTTCTTAATCGCAAATTATTTGTAGTATTGTCTTTAATTATAGATACTATATTTTTATTCTTTAAAACTTTAGACGCTGAAAATGCAGAATTAACTGTTATTGGAGAATTATCTGCAATACCAGTAGGATCAATTATAAACTGTTGAGATGATGATGGAACGCTTGTATTCCAACTATATATTTCATTATTACCAGATACTCCTAGAAAACCGCTTGTTGCATAAGTTGTGGCATATAAATCAGTATCAATAATTGCAGAAGTATTAGGTTTTATAGTTGAACCGTAGTTACCTTGTCTTAAATCCTCAAATTCATAAACTATAAACCAACAACGATCTCCAGTTAAAAAACCGACAAAGCCATTACCTGTTGTATATAAATTATTAACAATATATTTTTCAAAATTTGATTCAAAAGTAATTGAATTTTTATTTTGATCGTAAAATGGTCTAGTATTTGCAGAAGGATTATCATTATTTAAATCCTGAGCAATTTCATGACCAACGGCAACATTATACCATTTATAAACTTTACCAGAAGCGTCAAACTCTAAATTATTCAAATCATCTAAATTAAACCAAGCATATAAACCAGATAAATTTGTTGGATCTTTCGCGTCTCCTGTGAAGTATTCAAAATCAACAAGGTCATATTTCGTATAAGAACTTCCAGTTATAAAGTTTTTTATACCAGTAACTGAAAATTGTGTATCTAAAAATTTACTCATAATGTGCTTCTTAATGGAGCGACTCTTTGATTAATTGAAAGTGTACTTTGTAATAAACCATTAGAATCCACATTCAAAGAACGTGAATCTATTTTACCAGATATAGTAAACGTATTTAATAAATTATTTTCATAATCTTTCAAATATAAATCACAAACAGTATTCGTGCCTTCTATATCAGAAACATTGGATTTTTTAAAATAATTGCCATCAACAGTTACAGATTTTGCTCTATTTATCTTAGCTACTCTAAATGGAGTTATTTCTCCATTTTTAAAGAACGGAACTCTATCACAACTTTCGTTATATGAATAAGAGAATATTTCTGAAAATCCAAAAACATTAGACACATCAGATATGTAAGAATTATTTGAATGCGACACATGTGATAATGGCTGCACCAAAGGCCCAGTAGGACCACTTGGACCACCAATAGACTTGTTTTTTAAATCATAAGTACTATTAGAACTGTTTATTTTCCCATACCAATCAAAATCAATATTCAACAATATAGGAGAAAATTGACTAGCACTAAAACTTAAGCTTTTTACATAACATTGATCTATAGCTACTCCACCAAAACTACAATTAATACTAGATTCAGTTGAGTTAATTATATTTAGATAACTTGGTAAAGAACCTGTTAAATAAAATTCTGTAGAAAGACTGCCTATTACTGTTTCCTGCGGAGCGTATCTAAGCAAACTACCATCTGCCAATAAAACAGGTTGTATGTTAGATTGTAATGAAATTTTTACAGATGTAGAATAGAATACATTGTTATCTATTCTGAAATCTAAATTTTCATATTTAATAAATTTAGTCATTAAACAACAATATATTTTAAAGAACTGGTCATTTTAACTGGAATATTCAAAGGTGTAAAATCTGATTTAAATAATCTATATTGCAATAATTGACCAGAAGTGAAAGTGCCAAAACTTGAAAACACTATTTCAGATATTTGATTTGTATTTAATGTAACAGTGCCGCTGCATTTTACATTAGCATAATCACCAGTCGTGCTTATATTATTATATCCATTAACAGATGTAGTTGCTGGAGTTATTGCATAAAACTGGAAAATTACATTAGAAGATATCGTATCTGATGTAAATAATTTAATTCTTTCCAATTTACCGTTATACATTGCAACACCAAATGGAGAATCATTATTGAAGTTTCCACTACTTATTGCAGAAGATCCATTTGTTCCAAAAGGATCGATATAAAGATTTGATGTACCAGTTAATCTTGACTGATAAACTTCAACAAACTGACCTTTACAGTACGAAGAGTTTGTTGTATATCTTCCATCTATATCAAAATCTCCAGCGGTTGATAATTTTGCAACAACATTTGGACTAGTTCCAAAATATCCTCCTTTTATGAAAACAAAATCATCAGAACCACCAAAAGTAGTATCATTATAAATATTTCCAATTGACCATTTATCAGTATCTACAGCACTATCATATCTTGAAAAAGTTGCAAATGAATTTCTTGGTCCAGTATCGCCACCTCCTAAAGCTTTATTAGAAGCTATTATTAC